GTGAACGAAAATATTTTTGGAAAGCGTTTACCCTGGGAGGATGAAATTTCAAATCATGCCGACTTTCAATGTCGAATTGTGTCGAAAAGTTTTTGCACTTTTTCACAAAAATTTTGAAAAAGTATGTGCTTTTTTCTAAAACATCAGGCATAATAAGATTAAGCCAGATGGCAGATGACAGAACAGAAAATTATAAGGAGGAAATCAGGATGAAAAAGAACACAGGCTTCAACAACCAGAGGACATTTGGAGTGGAGATTGAATTTTTCTTAGGTAGAACCAACAGACGTGGGGCATACGCAGACGAGGTTGCCCAGGCTGTGAGAGAACAAGGAATAGAGTGTTACGTAGAAAGTTACAACCACACAACCAGACCACACTGGAAGATAGTCACAGACGGAAGCGTGAGCTATGAGGGACTTGAGATTGTAAGCCCAGTCCTCAAAGGGCAAGACGGTTTCAACCAGCTTGAGAAAGTTCTCAAGGCACTCAACCAGGTGGGAGCCAAGGTTGACAGAACTTGTGGAATTCACGTTCACCACGACGCAAACGACTTCTCATTGAGAACATTCAAAAACCTGTATGGTATGTATGCTAGATACGAAGATTGCATAGACGAATTGGTGGCCAAGAGCAGACGTGGGAGTGACAACAGATACTGTCAGAGTCCACGAACAAACCTAGAGCAACTGCAGAATGCCAAGAGCGTTGACGAGATAATCAACAGGGTATATCCAAGCAGATACATCAAGTTGAATTGTCAGAGCTTCAGAAGACACGGAACAATCGAATTCAGACAGCACGGTGGAAGTACAGAGTACCAGAAAATCTTGAGCTGGATAGTGTTCACTCAGATGATGGTTGAGAGAGCTGTCAACGGAACAATCCAACTGAAGAAAGGTGCAACCGACTGGTTCAACTTCAAGAAAGTTATCAGAGCATACGGTTGGATGGGAGCCGACGAATTGCAGCAGGAGGCAATCAGCTACCTGAACAAGAGACGCCAGGAACTGGCTAAGAAATACAACCTGACTTTAGCAAGCTAACAGCCGAAACTCCCCCAGGTGGGGAGTCTGGTGGGGATTGCCTCCCACCACTGATGATGGCAGGCTAAATAACAAGGATGAGGTGATATAATGACAATCAAGGAACTGACTGAGATGGTTGAACGTATAGGTAAGTGTCAGGTGGAGTGGGAAGGCTACAGAGCATACCACACCGAGACTGGCAGACTAGTGGCAGAATACAACCCGAGAACAGGCAGACTAATTATGAAAGGAGACAGTGAGGATGATTAAGATAATATGTGAAGACGGTGCTAGGTTTGAAGCCGAGACTTACGAAGACCTAGTGTCAGCAATGAAGCTTGACATGTGGCTACCACAGAGCCGAGATGAATACATGGCAGGAGTAGCAAGACGTTGTGAGGTGTGGGATGGCAGCAAGATACAATACAGCAATGCCAAAGAGTTCATCCATGAGTTGCTGAGAGTTGGAGTTATTAAAATGATGACAGGAGGTAAATAAGATGTGTACACTGAAAGTGTATAATAAGGCTGAAAAGGAGATACTGCAAGCCAGGAACTTAGAAGAGCTGATGAAGGTAGCACGGTGGTTGCAGAAGCACTTTGAAGAACATCCAGAAGACCGAGAGCTAATACGGGATGACCTGGGCAAAATATTTATAAGACGTAAGAGGGAGTTGACACCACCTGCAGAGAAGCAAGCCAGGATTTACATCAAGCACTGGTTTGCAAGGAAGATAGGCACACCCAGAGAGTTGCAGGTAACAATCAAGCACGAAACAGAGAGAGCCTACCTAGTTAAAGGGCATGCATTGGCTACACCAACTAGCACCTGCAGACATTGTGGAAGACGATTGACCCACCCAGTAAGTGTGTTGTACGGAATTGGGCCAGAATGTGGCAAGCATTACCACATTCCACAGCACCCAGAAGACGTTGAGGCAATCAGAAAGATGATTGAGCAGATTGAGTATGAAGGATGGATACCTAAGAGTGCAGTGGAAGTTTTTGAGGAAGTTTGAAAAAGTTTGAAAAAGTCTGAAAAGATTAGCATTAAGGAGGTGGACACGTGAACATGGCAGGTAAACGACGAAAACGAGCTTTTACAGATGTGATTTCAAACCGACTTTCAGGTAAAATTAGACTAACGACAGGGCAACAGCCCGGAACCAAATAATAAGCATGATTTATAGGAGGTATGGATACTATGATAAAAAAGAGAGAGATGACCCAAGAAAGAATAGAAGCTAGGAAACAAAGAGCAAAAGAGCTTAGGGGCAAATCAAAGGAAGAGCTCCTACAAATGTACTCAAGGTTACAAAGAATTCACGGGTTGACAACAAAGGATTCAAAGCAAGATATCATTTGGGCACTCATAGATGCAGAAAGAATTTAGATTAACGTCAGGGCGAAAGCCCTGAACCAAATAATAAGGAGGAATCAGAAAATGATGTATGGATTAAGGTGGAAAGAAACCGACCGTAACGACCAGATTGTAACCAAGGAGAAAGATTTCAGAACAGAGCAGGAGCGTGCAGACTTCATAACCAAGCTTGAGGGCAAGGACAACTTCATCGAGATAGTGGCGTATGCTAACCCAGAGCAGACTGAAGCACCAGCACCAGTAACCAAGACAAGTGGAGTGTTCAAGGTAGTGACAGACCGTAACCCAGACTTCTATTATGTAGGTGCCAGTAGTCAGATTGAGATAGCCTTCAGAGACTACATGAACTGGGTAACCAAAGGTAAGGCACCGAAAGCAATCCAAGAGGAAGCAGACAGACACAACCGTAACCCTGAGATTTTCAGGTTTGAGGTTTTGGAAGAGATGGAAGGTAGCAGAGTAGAGCTGAACGAACGTAAGAAGGAGTGGATTGAGAGATTAGCTAACAACCAGCCTGAAACAGAACAGGAACTCACTGTTGAGGAACGTAACAGACTCATTCTTGAGAGACTGGCAGAAGGCAAGAGCGTTGCCGAGGTTGCAGAAGAGTTTGGGATTAGCAAGTCAACAGTGTACAACGTCAGGAATTCCCAATAAGATGTCGAAACCACCTGCTGGTGGATACTGGCAGGTGGTAGCTGGGAGATGACCTACCCAGCCTGATGATGACAGGTCAGAAGGAGGAATGAGGATGATATATTTTGCATACGGTAGCAACCTGCACCTGGAGCAAATGCTAAGACGTTGCCCAGATGCAGAGCCACTGACACAAGCTATCCTGTATGGTTACCGACTCACGTACAGGAGAGGAGTTGCTACAGTTGAGAAGGCAGATAAGAAAGACCGAGTGTACGGAGCATTGTACAGGATTAGCAAGAGAGACCTGAAGGCACTGGATACATACGAAGGGTATCCCAGAGTGTATTACCGAGACACCATACAGGTGGAAGCCAGAGGGATAGGTAAGATACATGCAATGACTTATAAAATGCACAAATGCTTTGAGGTTAGCCCACCGAGGGCAGGTTACTATGAAATTATCCAGGAGGGATATCGAAACTGGGGTTTACCCACGGACTCACTGAAAATGTCACTTGAAAATTTGGGTTCTGTTGGGATATCAGCAGGCAGGTAGGGGTATTACCCTTCTGAAAATCCACAGGTTCTTTGAAAATTGAATATTATAAAGGGGGAAATTGTTGTGAGGATATTTGAAGAGAACATCCATATGGCATATCATATTGCTTCTAAGTTTACACCAAACACAATCGTTGACATGGAGGATATCAAGCAACTTGCACTTATAGGATTATACAAGGCGAGTCAAAATTATAAGGACAACTTGGGGTTCACGTTTAGCACTTATGCATACAGGGTTATGAAGAATGAGATACTCAAGGAACTCACCAAGCACAACGTGTGCGATAGTATAGATGAGATGGAATATGATGTGGCTGATGAGAGCTGCAACCCAGAGGAAGAATACATTGGCAGTCTCCAAAGGTTCAGTTCAGTTCTGACAAACCAAGAACACGATGTTGTGTTATTGATCGTGCAGGGTTATTCTCAGAAAGAGATATCCTTGAGGTTGAACCTGTCACAGTCACAGATAAGCAGGATATTCATCAAGGCTAAGAAGAAGATTAAAGAGGTGTTGGAAGATGGCTGTATTGCTAATGTGGGATAATAAATTGGCACTGAAATGTGCCTTTGATGAGAAGGAGCTTGCCAAGTCTGTTCCTGGTTGGAAGTGGAACGGACAGGTGAAGGTTTGGGAGTACCCAATTGAGAAAGAAACGGTTGACCAGTTAGTGTCAACCTTCCCTAACCTTAGAGTGGCACCTGATGTTAAGGAACACGTTAAACGTATCGAGTGTAACAGGATGAAGTTGTTGGAGTTGAAGGAAATTAAAGACGTTGATATCAACGTTCCATTTGCCGACAAGCTTAGAAACTACCAGAGAGTGGGAGCTAACTTCTTGAGCACAACTGGTAAGTGCATTCTGGCAGATGACATGGGTACAGGTAAGACGTTGCAGACAATTACAGCATGTGAGGAGCTGGGAGCCAAGAGAGTCTTGGTTGTTTGTCCGAATAGTTTGAAGTGGAACTGGTATGACGAGGTTGGTAAGTGGACTGACAGCAAGGCAGTGGTGGTTGACGGAGCCAGAGCCAAACGTGAGAAGGCTATCCAGGAGTTCCAGGGGATGTATCTGATTATCAACTATGAGTCAATGAGATTGCACGAGGAACTGCAGAAAATGCACTGGGATGTATTGGTGCTGGATGAGGCACACAAGATTAAAAATAGGAAGGCACAACAGACCAAGGCTATTAACAAGATTAAAGCCGACCGTATATTCCTGTTAACAGGTACTCCAATGTTGAACAGACCTGATGAGTTGTGGAGCCTGTTGCACAGACTGTATCCTGACAAGTTCAGGAGCTACTGGAGGTTCGTGGAGAGGTACTGCACTATAACCGACAATGGTTGGGGTAAGGAGATAGGTATGGGTACACCAGAACAGCAGGAAGAACTCAAGAGACTGTTGGCACCTATTATGCTTAGACGAACCAAGAAAGAGGTTCTTACCGAGTTGCCTGACAAGATACACCAAAGGTTCCTGGTTGAGCTTACAGGCAAGCAAGCTAAGATTTATAAGAGCATGGAGCGTGATGCCATAGCTACACTGTCAAACGGAGAGACCATTGCAGCACCAGTGGTGATTGCACAGATTACCAGATTGAGACAGATTGCCGTATCTACACAATTGCTGTCAGATGAGGTTGCCGAAAGTGCCAAGTTTGAGGCATTAATGGAGCTGATACAAGATAACATAGCTGGACATAAGATGGTGGTATTCAGCCAATTCCGTAAAGCAATAGAATTGTTCAGCGAGCAACTGGATGAAGCAGGTATCAAATGGGTTGCTGTTACAGGTGCAGTCAAGCAAGAGGACAGACACCAGGCTACAAAAGATTTTCAGGAGAAGGACGACGTGAGGGTGATGCTTGCAACTATCGAAGCAGCAGCACATGGACTAACCTGGACTGCAGCAGACATTGCCGTATTCCTTGACAGACACTGGACACCTGCAATCAATGCACAGGCTGAAGACCGTTTGCACAGAATGGGGCAGAAGAACAGCGTAACCATTGTAAACATGGTGGCACGTGGAACTGTAGAAGAGTACATTGAGAAGTTGCTAGAAGAGAAAAAGAAGAGCTTTGATGCAATAGTCAATGGACAACTGACAGCAGAAGACTTGAGACAGATTTTCAAATTATAAGGAGACACCGAGATGAACAATTTAGTGTGAGGGGTTGGAGTTCTTCAATTCGCTGAAAGATGAGTAAAAATTTACCTTCTCTCACAGGAGAGGAGGTAAATTTTTGCAAAAAATTCAAAAAACTAGGGTTAACCACTTGGCGTTCTGATATAATGAAGTAGGATGGTGGAGATACCTATCCAATACTGTAGAGAGGAGGGGTAACATGAAGACCTTGAAAGAGGGTGGACTCCAGGAACTGGGGTTCTTTAAGAACAGGATAGGAAGAGCTTACGGCAGGGGTGAGATATGCCGAGAAGCTTTTGAGCGACTTAGTGCTAAGACGGAAGACCTAATCAAGGAACTGGAAGTCTTGCCTAATTGGGAGGATGATGACAGTGGAGATAAGTAAGTTGTATGAGGTGTACACCGAGTACAACAAAAGGTTCTTCAACAATGAGTTGCCTCCAGCAAACCTAGTCACAATAAAATATAGCAATAGGATGTCTAGTACTGCAGGGTTGTGTTATCCACACAAGAGACTCATTAAGATATCTTATCCTTATACTGAGAAATACGGTTGGGAGGAGACCAAGAGCGTTTTGCTGCATGAAATGATACACCTGCAGATTAGAGGACATGGCGAAGCCTTCATGAGGAAAATGAGAGACATCCAAGCCAAGGGTGGTAACGTGTCCAGGTACTCAAAGGGTAGAGCCAAAGTCAACTGGGAATACGTATGTAATGATTGTGGTATAAGGTACGAGAGAAGCAGAAGACTTAAGTATGGAGGTAGGTATCACACCTGTGGTGTATGCAATGGAAAATTAAGAGAATGGAGGGTTATTTGATGTCAAAGAACGTAGTGAGCTACACCCAGTTAAAATCATGGAAGAGGTGTAGACAGAAGTGGTACTATCGTTACGTGAGAGGGTTGGTTCCGAAGGAACGTGTCAAGAAGATTGACCTGGGTAACTACGGGCATGCATTACTGGAAGCATACTACAAAGGGGAAGACCTGCAACAAGCCAGTGAGAACTATTGGTGTGAGCAGACCAAGGATATGTTCCAGGAGGAAATGATTGAGTACCAGGAGGTAAGAGACCAAGCCGAGCAACTGGTGAAGCGTTATATCGACCATTATAATAAGGCAGGAGATGACCTGAAAATCCATGCAGTGGAGGAACACTTCCAGGTAGCAATACCGACAGCAAAAGGTTACAAGTCTATGACCGACCTACAGGGAGTGTTTGACCTGGTGGTGGAAGATGGTACAGGAGAGTTGTGGTTGGTTGACCACAAGTTTACCAGTATTGACTTGGATAAGTATGAAGAGAACCTAGTTCTTGACGAACAAGCAAACTACTACCTATGGGCTTTGGCTGAGATGTTAGGTGATTATGGAGCTGTGTCTGGTATTATATTCAATCTTGTTCGTACCAAGCTACCAACGGTTCCCCAGGTGCTTAAGAGTGGGGGATTGAGCAAGGCTAAGAGTATCGACACAGACGTAGACACCTATCTCCAGGCGATTAAGGACAACAGACTCAATCCGAATGATTATGTGGATATCCTTAACTACCTGAAGGAGAACTCAAAACCGTTCTTCAAGAGACACAGAGTTTATCGTACACCAGAGGAACTTGAGAACATCAAAGGTGAACTGTATGAAATGTCTAGAGACATGAGGGGCTGCAGGGTGTACCGTAATGCAACCAAAGATTGTTCCTGGGATTGCCCATACCGTGAATTGTGTATCATGGAGAGCAAGGGTATCAAGGATGATTTCTACATTGAGAACAATTTTGATATCTGCAAGGGTTACAAACAGGATTGAGAGATATACTGTTAGTGAAGGAGGGGTTGATGATGTATGGACAGCAAAGTTTGGATTGTTAATTCAGCAGGGCACAATTTTGATGCAGCAAAGTCTTACGGGGAGCTTATCCCATTAACAGTGGGCAAAGTCAACATATTCAACGTGGAGAGACTTATAAGAGAGTTCAAAGGCATGCTAGTTAATCACAAGAAAGAAGACTGGATATTGCTTAGTGGTAATGTGGTTCTGAATGTGCTTACTGTAGCGATTGTACTTGTAAAACATGGGGAGGTGAGAATGTTATTATACGACGTTATTAAGAAGGAGTATGTTCCGAGGGAAATCAAATTTGATGAATTAAAACAATAAGGAGGGAGTTTAGTGGATAAAAAAGTTTTGGAGAAGTTGCAGAACAGGATTGCTAACATTGAGGAGGTTCCAGTTACAGCGAAGGTTCTTCTGTATTCTGACCCAGGTGTAGGTAAGACCACTGCAGCAGCATTATCACCCAAACCACTGATTATTAACTGTGAGGGTGGCACACTATGTTTGAACAAGTTCAAAGATTTCCACAAGAAGTTGGATATCCAGACGTTCCGACCAGATAGCATTAAGGAGTTACAGGAGATATTCTGGTATCTCAAAAGTGGACAACACGACAGGCAGACCGTTGTGCTTGACAGCTTGAGTGAGATACAACGTATGTCCATGGATGAGATATTGGCAGACCCAAAGAGGGATGACAAATTTGACCGTGACACACCTATCCTGCAGGACTATGGCAAGAACACACAACAGTTGCGTAAACTGGTAAGAGCCTTCAGAGACCTGCCAATGAACGTAGTATTCACCTGCTTGGCAAGTGAAAGAAAAGATGAGACAGACGGCAGTGTTAAGGTTATGCCTGACCTGACACCTAAACTAGCAGCTGATGTTATGGGATACGTAGATGTGGTAGGTTACATGTTCGTATCCGAAGAGAAGGGTGTTCGCAAGTTGTTGACACAACCGAAAGGCAAATACATGGCAAAAGACAGAAGTGGCAAGTTAGGCACAGGGTTATTGGAGCCGACCATGTTCCATGTTTTTAACAAAATCACAGATGGAGTTGTGGAGGTTCCTGAATATATTGACCAAATTATAAAGGAGGTAAAGCATAATGAAGGCTAAGTTTGATTTCAGTAATGTAAGTGATGGGTTTGAGTTGTTGCCGAAAGGAGAGTATCCTTGTTTCTTATTCGACGTCAATCTCAAGGAAACCAAGAGCGGAGATGATATGTACGTTCTGGTACTCAAGGTGGCAGAAGGTGAGCACAAAGGTAGACAGTTGTTCTACAATCTTCCTGTGATGCCTTCCACCATGTGGAAGATTAAGGAGACACTTGAGACCTTTGGGTATGAGGTTCCGAAGTCAGTCACAGAGGTGGATTTTGACGACCTGCTTGGCAGAAAGTGCATTGCTGTGGTAGGACACAGGGAGTGGCAGGGGAAGGAAAGGGAAGACGTTCAAAACCTGAAACCTTACGACGGAGATAGTTCCTCAGACGATGAAGAGGAACCGTTCTAATAAGAACCTGTTACGATAGGGGAGGGAGGCACAGCCTTCCTTCCCTAATTTTGTTAAAAGGGGGAGATTTCATGAGACCAGATATTGACACTTATTTTATGAAGATGACAAGGGTGGTAGCCGAACGTTCTACCTGCCTGAGACGTCAAGTAGGGGCTGTGCTTGTTAAGGACAGCCATGTATTATCTACAGGGTATAACGGTGCAGCCAGAGGGGTTGAACACTGCAAGACCTGCATGAGGACAGGTATTCCTTCAGGTGAGAGGCACGAGTTGTGTAGGGCAGTTCACGCAGAAGCAAATGCCATTGCCCAGGCTGCATTGTATGGGATTAGCACTGAAGGTTCCATGGTTTACTGTACCCACCAGCCTTGCTTCATGTGTGCCAAGTTGCTGTTGAATGCAGGTGTTAGGAGAGTTGTATACCAGGAGGGTTATCCAGACGAACTAACTGAGACTCTCAAGCCTTATATGACCATAGAAAAACATGAGGGTTAAATCAGTATTCGACACAATATACTATAGTGGAGAGGAGGTATAGCATGGAGCGAAGGCAATGGGCTGAAAATTTTTACAGCAACTACTTTACCAATCTTAATCCAAACCAAGAAGGCGAATGTGCTGTTAGGTGTCCGTGGCACGACGATAACCGAGAGTCCATGAGCATAAACATTGAAACTGGTAGGTTCTATTGCCATGCTTGTGATATAGGTGGAGACGAGTATGAGTTCTACCGTATTGCCGAGGGTTATGAAAAAACAGACTTCCGACGTATGGTACGTGCCATAGAGAAGAAGTATGGTATCAGACCACAAAGTGAGCCAGAGAAAAACTCACAAGTAGAAACACTAGACTTTGAGGAAGAGGAGACCGAGTGCATAGACGAACGTGAGGTAATGAAGTTTCACAGAATATTGATGCAATCTGCTAAGATGTTGCATTTCCTGTTAAACAAGCGTGGCTTAAGGAAGGAAACCATTGAGAAGTATAAAATAGGTTACGACGTGGAGCGTATCACGATACCTATATACGACAGCAAAGGTAGATGTGTCAACATTAGACGTTATTCACCTGAAGCCAAGGGCAAGGCAAAGATGATAAGCTTCAAAATAGGTTCTGGTTCAGCGAGGTTATTCCCTATTGAAAATATCAAGCACGATACCATTCTCCTGACAGAAGGTGAAATGGATTGCCTGTTAGCTATCCAGATGGGTTACAATGCTATGACTACCACAGGAGGAGCTAATACCTGGAGGGCACAATGGAACAGCCTGTTCAAGGATAAAACAGTGCTGATATGTTATGATATTGACAAGGCAGGACAGACAGGAGCTGAGAAGGTAGCAAGGAACCTGTATGGTATAGCCAAGCAGGTTAAAATAATCAAGTTACCTATCGTTGACCCACCAGACGGAGACATTACAGACTACTTTGTAGCATTAGGGCATACCAAAGAAGACCTTGACCTGGTTATCCAGAAGGCACACACCTATGTACCTGGGAATGAGGAACCAGAGATTGACCCAAGCAAGCCGATAAAGGTTCACCTGTCTCAGGCGAGTCATGCAGACTACATTGACAAGAAGATATGCATGGATGTAATGGTGTCAGGTAAGGACATTGGACCATATGGATACCCAAAGAAACTCAAAATTAGTTGCACTCCAGACAATGGTAACAAGTGTGCCATGTGTGTGGTGGGTGTGAACGGTGGAGAACGTACAGTTACCTTCAAAGACGACGACAGGAGCGTACTACAGTTGATAGACTGTACAGACGCACAGCAGGCAACAGTGATTAAAGGTAAGGCTGGCATACCTAAAGCCTGTAATGCATTTCATGTAGAGGTTGTAGAGCAGGGTAACCTTGAGGAAGTTATCCTACAACCAGAGCTTGATTTCTCAGCAGTTGACAGACCTTACACCACCAGGGTTGCATACGTGATAGGGCATGGGTTGCAGGCGAACATGAGTTACCGTATGAAAGGGATTACAATCACCGACCCAAGACATCAGTATGTAACCCACCTGATATCAGAGGCAGAGCCGAGTCAAGATAACGTATCAAGCTTCAAAATGACACCTGACAAGCACGAGCGACTAAAGATATTCCAGCCTGTAGATGGGCAGACGGTTGCCGAAAAGTTTAAGGAGATTTACCATGACCTAACCAATAACGTTACTCATATATATGGTAGGGAAGATGTTCTAATGGCAGTAGACTTGGTTTATCACAGTGTGCTTGCCTTTAGGTTCCAAGACCAGTTGGTGCCAAGGGGCTGGGTAGAAGGATTGATTATAGGAGACACCAGAACAGGTAAGTCAGAGACAGCACAGTCAATCATGAACCACTACAAGTTAGGTGAATTCGTTACAGGTGAGAACACGACATTCGCAGGACTGATAGGTGGTATGCAACAAACACAGAAACGTTGGTTCGTGTCATGGGGTAAGATACCACTCAATGATAGACGGTTGGTTATCATAGATGAAGCTTCAGGGTTGTCAGAAGAAGCAATAGGTAATATGTCAGGGGTACGTTCCAGTGGTGTGGCTGAGATTATTAAAATTCACCAGGAGAGGACTCATGCTAGAACAAGGTTGCTGTGGATATCCAACACCAGAACTGGGAAAGCATTGAGACAATATGGGTTCGGAGTTGAAGCAGTACAGGAGCTTATAGGTAAGAACGAAGATATTGCTAGGTTCGAATTCGTGGTGAGTTGTGCCAGTGAGGAAGTTAGCATGGACTTGATAAACAGACACGCCAGTGAGATAGGACAAGTGCCTCATATCTATACCTACGACCTATGTAAACAACTGGTACTGTGGGCTTGGAGCCGAACAGAGGAGAACATTCACTTTACTGACGAAGCAACTATTTTGACACTTGATTTAGCCAAACAGATGGCACGAGATTATGTTAGTCATATTCCATTGGTGGAAGGAGCCAACCAACGTATCAAACTGGCAAGATTAGCAGTGGCAATAGCCTGCAGGATGTATAGTACTGAAGATGGTGTGAGAGTTATTGTTAAGCCTGAACACGTGCAGTTTGCCTATGACTTCCTGAACCAGGTGTTCAAAAAACCTTCTTTGGGTTATTGGGATTTGAGTCAACAGGTAAGGGAGCAGGAGCGAGCTGCAATGAAGGCTAAAGGCAGTGTGCTAAAGTTCTTGAAACAGAACCAAGAAGTTGCGAGGGTGTTCTTGCAATACAGTTACGTCATTGGTAAAGACCTTGAAGACTTATGCGACCTGGACAGTAGTACAGTTAGAAGGTATCTCAAGTTTCTAGCCAAGAACGGTATGATAGGTAAGGGTTCACGAGGATATGTTAAGCAACCTGCCTTTATTGAGATACTGAGAGAAGGAGGTTGGAAGACCAGTGGTGAGGAAGATATTGACAGTAGTGCTGGTGATAGCAGTGATAATCCTGACCAAGACGGTTTGGGTTTTTAAGCAAGAGTTGGCTGACACCAACGATAGACTTGCAGAGCTTGAGACCGAGGAGGAAGACGACACCGATAATGACCAGTATGAACAGTTATTGGAAAAATTTGAAAAACTTCAGAAAGATAGGGGTAGACTTGAGGATGAATTGAATAAGCTAAAGCAGAGGGTTGAGGAGTTCGAAGACCAATTCGAGATTTTCGAATTTGAGGCAACTGGCTACTCACCTTTTGATGACAGGACTGGACTCAATCATGACAGTTCACCAGATACGACGGCAACAGGCACCAGACCAAGACCTGGGGTGGTTGCCGTCAATCCCAAAATCATTCCATACGGTACAATCATGTACATTGAGGGGTATGGATGGGGGATAGCCGAAGACACTGGGGGAGCTATCAGGAGGAGAACAGACTTGATTGACCTATTCTTTTACACTCATGATGAGGCATATGCATGGGGGAGAAGGACTGTTAAGGTATTATTCAGAAAGGGGGAGGTGAACCGTGCCAATAACAGTTAGTAGACCTGGTATCAAACTCTTCCGTAGCACCAGCCTTGAGGAGTTGGAAGAGAGGGTAAATGATTTCTGCAATGACAAATGGGTGTACGACATTAAGTTACAGGTACATGGAGAAGAGACCACTTGCATAGTTGTTTATCTAAGAGTTAAGGAAGGGGGAAAGCAATGAGAATAGCAATATTAGGGGCAGGCATGGCAGGATTACTTGCAGCCAAGGCATTGGCAGAGAACAACATTGAATATACCTTGTTCGATAAGAACCCACGTGATGGAGCCAGCAATAATCCTGGGTTGCATTATCTGCATGATAGCTGTGGCTTGCCTCTTGAACCCAAAATTGTTTGCAATTACATCATAGGTTGTAAAGATGGTGAATTGCCACACGAACAGTATAGCCGAAAACTGGGTACACCACTGAATAACTCACTGGTAGACCTGCCAGCATACAACATTGTGTACAACTTCCAGGATGCATATGACATTCTGTTGCACAGATATGGCAAGAATATTCAGCACCTGAAGATTGTGCCGAGTATGATGGGGAGCTTACTGGAGAGATACGACAAGGTAATCAGCACGATACCGTTGCCAGTGTTGTTCCCAGAAGCCAAGTGTGAGTACGTTGAGGTGCAAGCTGTCAAGGGTAGACCGTTTCCGACACCTATATTACCAGGTGATAATCAGGTGGTATACAACATTGACGAGAATGTCAACTGGTACCGTTACAGTAGGGTGTTTGGAGTTGAGTGGACAGAAGTGAAGCAAGAAGGAGACTTCACTATCAAGAAGGTGGTAGACACGAACTTCCGTTCACCTGATGACAGGGTTATCTTGCTTGGTAGGTGGGGTAGCTGGAATAGGAAGTTCCTGGCACACCATTCATATTATGAAACTTTAAGGAGGTTAAGTAAATGGTAGATTTCAACAGAATTTGGGAGAACCAAGCCGAATTCAATAAGAAATTGGTGGATTTTGAAGCTATTAAAGGTAATAAGGAAGAATTTCAGAAGTGGAACAACTTCTACACATTGGCGTTGCACAGGGAGGTAAGTGAAGTTCTGGATACTGTCAACTGGAAAATCCACAGGAAAGAGAACAAGCCAGAGATTAAGTCCAACACACTGGAGGAGCTGGTGGACTGTTTCAAATATTGGATGTGTCTATGCCAGTTGCATGGGTTCACACCTGAAGATGTAGAAGAAGAGTACTACCGTAAATCCAACGTCGTAGTGCAGCGACACAAACAGGAAATCATGGAGACAATCAAGGCTGGCAAAGACAGAGTTGTAGGAGTTGATATAGACGGTGTGTTAGCTGATTACCCACGTTCGTTCGTGGATTTTATCAACCAGGAGCTTGGTACAAACTACACCATGGATATGGTTGATAGCTACGACATATATGAATGCCTAGGGATATCAACCGAGGTAGGTATGAAGCTGAAAGACAAGTACCGTCAGACAGGACAGAAGAGGTTCATCCCAGTGTGTGAGGGTGCCAAGGAAATGCTTACCTGGTTGAGGGAACAGGGGTACAAGATTATGTTACTGACAGCCAGACCGTATAAACAATACAAACGTATCTTTGCTGATACAATGGAGTGGCTTGAGAACAACAACCTTCCTTATGACTCTATCATATTTGATGAGAAGAAAGAGGAGCGATTAATCAGAGAGTTTGGAAAAGACAGAATTGAGTTTTTCATTGATGACGTGGTAGACAATGCCAATACTATTTCCAGACTTGGAGTGCCTTGCTATCTTATCACCAGACCGTACAACGTTGGCAAGGAACTTGCAGAGGGTGTAACCAGAATAAACAAATTAGAGGATGTGATGAAGCATGTACGACGTAACAGCAGGTAACGTGGAGACACCATTGGGGATGGGTAAGTTTGTGGAATACATCCCACACAGAGGAGTTGTAGTGGTGGAAATGGACAACAACCACCTTGTGGAATTTGATGCGAAGGAGGTGTACATCAATGCAGAAAGCGTTCGTAACTAAAGTAAGACCTGGAAGCATATCTGAGGCAATCAAGAACAAACTGGAGGACTTAGGGTTCATGGTGATTACACCTGATGATAATTGGGATATCCGTGATGGGTATCCCTTCCCAGTTGATTGCCAGGTAATGGTAAACACTGCAGGAGTAACAGACACAGCCAAGCCTGGAGAGTGGGATTGGGAGAAGGCTAACAAGGTAATATCTGTCAACTTGACAGGGGCAGCAGTTCTTACAAGCGACTTTGTAAAGGCAACAGTAGGTACTCCATGGGTGAAGACGATTATCCACCTGGGTTCACTGTGGAGCAGGAAGCATGCTACCAACGGTGCCATATACTGTGCCAGCAAGGCAGGTTTGGCACACTATGTAGCTTGCATGGGTTACGACCTGAACCTATATCATCCAGGCGAATATACCATTGTGGGGCTTCACCCAGGCAACGTATGGGGAACACCACTGACCAGGAGAGTGCAGAATAAGTTACTGATGGAACGAGGGTTCACCATGGAACAGGTGGCAGACCTGTACAGAGGAACAATCAAACCTGCAGATATTGCCGACGTGGTTGAGAAGGTATTAGGTAACCAGTGGTTCAACGGTGAGAACATTTATTTACCTAACGGAGACAAACGATAGGGTTGATTGGGAGTTTGACAGATATCCTTAATTAGGAGGTGAAGAGAATGCTACTTTGTCCAGAGTGTGGTTACAACTTGATAGAAGGTATATGCATGGCTTGTGGCTGGGAACCTACCAAGGAGAAGCACGAACGAGAATATTACAGTAAAGCCTTCAGAGAGGTTCTTAACGACATCTACAACCTAGCCAGGGGAGACAAGACCAGTGATTATGGTGAGACATGGAAGAGGACTGGGTTGGTAGGTATTTATATCAAGCTGATGATTAAGGAAGGTAGATTGAGGGAGCTTGTATGGAAGGGCAAGCAACCACAAGTTAAGGGAGAGTCTGTGAGAGACACCTTAATGGATATTGCAGCTTATGCAGTTTACGGTATCCTCTGTTTAGACGAGGATAACTATGATGGGGAACAAAGCAGGCAGGAACACCTGCAGGCTATGTTACTAAATATTAAGGAGGAATTAAACAATGACAAAACAGAAAACTAAGGGAGTATTTAAGATTGTCAGTCAGGCTACTGGCAAGGAGTTCTATGGTGCTTCAAAACAGATTGAGGTAGTCTACCGAGACTACATGAAGTGGTTGAATGAAGGTAGACACCCAAACAAGGCACTTCAAGAAGAATATGATAAGTACGGTGCAGACAACTTTGAGCTGGTTATCCTGAAGGAACTACCTGATGCAGACAGAAAGGCACTGTACCAGGCTAAGAAGGAGTATGAGGAGGGGCTGGTGTAATATGGTAGTATTAGTTGTAGGTGCAGGCAGAAAAGGTAACATTGGATATGCAATAGCTAAGAAGTTTCAGGATGAAGGACACACAGTTGTGGCAGTAGATATTGACTTCAACCACGAGGAATTCCATAGGCATTATTGTGATGTGACTTCTGAGAAAGAAGTGGCACTGCAGATGGATATCATCAAGGGGGAATTCGGAACCTTAGATGCAGTTATCAACAGTGCAGGGGTGAATATCCTTGGCAAGATAGAGGATTACACCTTAGACAACTTCAATAAGACAATAGCAACCAATTTAACCAGCAATTATCTGTTACTTCAGGCTTTTGTCAGAGCTTTTGATAACAACGGTAAGAGGAAGGTATTCCTGGCTATTACCAGTGACACTGGTATGATACCTAAGACCAGCACCTTTGCATATGGAGCAAGCAAGGCAGGAGCGAACCACTTCATCAGGTGTGCAGCCAGAGAGTTGAATAAGTACCACACAGACGACTGGGTGGTAACTGCATTGGCAATAGGTAGGGTGTTAACACCTATGGACAGAAAAACCATTGAAGACCTGGTTGCACAGAGAGGTGTAACCGAGGAAGAAGCAGAGAGAATGCTTAATGCCAATATCCCAGTTGGCAGAGGAATGACACCAGAAGAGGTTGCCGAGTGGGCATACTTTGTAACGACCAAGGGAGACTATGCTACAGGCAACATTCTGAGAATTGACGCAGGACAAGTGCAAGGATAATATCTAATCCTGGGATAGGGAGGGTTGAACTCTTCCCACCCAGGATATAATAAGTTTGAAAGGAGGGATTGATAATGAATGTCAATCTTAAGGAAATCATGGAACAGCTTAGACAAGCTGAAAACCGAGGTAAGAAGCAGGAGCCTGAAATTAGCGTAACAATCAAGGCAGAGGGAGAGGGAGATGTCACCTACAAGGAAAACTTCTTAGTGATGCACATAGGTGAAGACCATGGTGCAGTGGTGGGATGTTTAGGGGCTGCAGAACTTATCCGTGCTGTAGATATGCTTATGGATAGCATTACAGGGGTAATCGAACGCATGCCACCACACGAGCAAATGATGATGACAATGATGCTTCTGGACTGCATCAAGGAGAGAATGAAAGATGAATAAAGAGTTATTCTGGGGGAGATGGTTGTCAGTAGCAAGCGTATTCAGGAAGAGTTGTTAGAAGCCTTTGAGCAACTGTCTGGGTAAACAACTTTGATGGTGGTTTATATCTATATTGGTGTCAAAGATGGCACGACTTTTTAATGATAAAGTTTATACATCATCAGCATGGATGAATGGCAAAAAGAAAGCGAGGTGAGGAAGAATGAGTGATTTATTGAAACTTAATAACATAGTGCAGCGAAGTGGCGACATAAAAGCTTTTCCATTGTCAAGCAATATGAAAAGTGCAAAGCATGGTAAAGGCCCATGGGGAGAAGTGACTATTGCAATCGACAGTGAGAGCGTAGAACGTCTTTGGGGCAACGATGCTATCGGGATACTGTACATTTTCGGCAGGGATGAATGGAGGAAGGAAAGCGAGGGTGAGGAAGAATGACATGCAAAGAATGCCTATATTATGAGCCTGATTATGGCACGTGGGGAGTTTTTGGGTGGTCTGGAGACGGCTCAAAAGGGTATTGTTGCGTAGAGCCAAAACGAGTATTTGTTGATGGTAAGCGTGTAAGATGCAAGTACTTTCTGTCAAAAAGCGGAAAGTGAGGTCGAATACAATGCCTAAAACAATAAGAATCAAACGCACACTTGGCCATGAAGAAGCACAGAAAGAAGCAAAAGAAACGTGTCCACATGGAATGT